GCTTCGTCGGGCAACTACCAGCTCCGCATTATCGGTATCGCCAACGGCATCGATAACGCTTCTGGTGACGCCTACACTGTCGTACAGGTTCAGATCGCGAACCATCAGTACGTCGCCACGCGCAACGCCTTCTAATTAGGGAGATCCGTCAATGGCAACTCCGATGCGTAGTACGGACTTCCGTTCAATCGTCGAACCGATCCTCAATGAATCGTTCGACGGCGTCTACGACCAGCGCGCAGACGAATGGAAGCAGGTGTTCCGTGAAGAGCGTGGTATTCCGCGCAACTACCATGAAGAGCCCGTGCTCTTCGGGTTTGGCGCAGCTCCCGAGCTGCCCGATGGCACCGCCGTCACCTATCAGTCCGGTGGCGTGCTGTTCATCAAGCGCTACGTTTACAAGGTCTATGGCCTTGCGTTTGCGCTCACGAAGGTTCTCGTCGAAGACGGTGATCACATCCGTATCGGCCAGACCTACGCCAAGCATCTCGCCCAGTCGCTGGTCGAGACGAAGGAGACCCTCTCGGCGAACGTCCTGAACCGCGCCTTCAACGGTGCGTATCCGGGCGGTGACGGCCAGCCGCTGGTCAGCACGAGCCATCCGATTGTGAATGGCACGTTCTCGAACCAGCTCTCGACCGCTGCGGCTCTGTCGCAGACCTCGCTGGAGCAGATCCTGATTCAGGTTCGCAACGCCGTGGACAACAACGGCAAGCGTATCCGCCTGAACCCGGAGAAGCTGGTTGTGTCGCCGTCGAACGTGTTCCAAGCGGAAGTGCTCCTCAAGAGCGTCCTCCGCACCGGCACCGGAAACAACGACATCAACCCGGTGAAGAGCATGGGTCTCCTGTCCGGCGGTCAGGCCAACCTGTCCCGTCTGACCTCGACCACTGCTTGGTGGGTCCAGACGGACGCGCCGGAAGGCCTGAAGCTCATGATGCGCCGCCCGCTCGAGAAGAGCATGGAAGGCGACTTCGAGACCGACTCGATGCGCTTCAAGGCCACCGAGCGTTACGATGTGGGTTGGACCGATCCGCGCGCTGTTTTCGGTACGCAGGGCGTTTGATCGACCGACATCAAGGCAAGGGGGCGGCTGGACCGCCCCCTTGTTTTATGTGAGAATGAAATCCTCGAAACTCGGTCAAACTTTTCAAGAAGGAGACCACCATGACGCAGTTTTCCGACGATCTCTGGCTTGGCGCGGCTACTGGCCCGCAGGCTAATTCCTACGCCGGCCCCGGCCGTGTTTTCGCTGGCGTTGGCCCGCTCGGCCGCGTTTACATCTTCGACATCGTTCCCGCGACTAAGTCGGCCACCGCTGTGTGCGCGGCTCAGGCTATCGCTGGCGCGGCGAACGCGACGATCAATGGCGCTTCAGCCTCTGGCGGTGTCGCTACCCTCGATGTGGCTCGTGCGGTCAACGTAGACAGCTCCGGTGCTGGCGACACGACGCAGACCGTCACCGTGACCGGCACCGATTACTGGGGTCAGGCGCAGACGGAGACGATTGCGCTCAACGGCACCACGGCCGTCGCTGGCAAGAAGGCGTTCAAGACGATCACGAACGTGGCTGTCTCTGCTGCGCTTGCCGGCAACCTGACCGTTGGCAGCGAAGACATCTTCGGCCTGCCCTATCGCGTGACGGACGCTGGCTACCTGCTCCGCACCGGCTGGGCGAACGCCGTGGCGGACAACGCTGGCACCTTTGTGGCTGCTGATACGGCGACTGCGACTGCTACGACCGGCGACGTTCGTGGCACCTTCGCGCCGACCGGCTCTGCGGCTGATGGCGCTCGCCGCCTCGTGATCGCAATCGGCCTCACCGCCATTCAGGCGGGCCCGAATGCGACGCAGACGGGCGCGATTGGCGTCACGCCTGCCTAATGGGCTATGGGCGGGGTTTCGGCTCCGCCCTCCATAACCTATTAGGAGGGATAAATGGCTGATGCTGTTACGACCCAGACCCTGCTCGATGGCGAGCGTCTGGTGATCATGAAGTTCACGAATGTTTCTGACGGAGCCGGCGAAAGCGCGGTGACGAAGATTGACGTGAGCACGCTGTCTTCTAACGCCAGCGGGGCTGCCTGTACGGGCGTGAAGATCAATAAGATCTGGTCCACTACGACTGGCATGGCTGTGAACATCCTCTGGGATGCGACTGCGGATGTGCTTGCTTGGACGATCCCGCAGGACACCAACTATTATATGTGCTTCGGCGAGCACCTTGGCGGCATCCCAAACAATGCCGGCGCGGGCAAGACGGGCGATATTGCATTCTCAACCATTGGTGCCGCGGCTGGCGACAGCTACAGCATCATTTTGGAGTGCATTAAGACCTACGGGTGATCCATGAAAGACTGGTGCTTTGCCAAAGGTGGGTTCACCCCTGTCTACAAATCCAAGGGCGGCGCGTGGACGCGCTCTGAAGGAAAGAACCCGGAAGGAGGCTTAAACGCCAAAGGCCGGGCTTCTTTGCGCGCTCAGGGGCATGACATCAAGCCGCCGGTGTCGAAAGAACAGGCTTCTAAGAGCCCAAAGGCTGCTGGCCGTAGGGCCTCTTTCTGCGCTCGCATGAAGGGCATGAAGGCTAAACTGACCTCGTCAGAGACGGCGAGGGATCCAGACAGCCGGATCAACAAATCGCTCCGCAAGTGGGATTGCTGAAATGGCTAAAGGCGTCAAATACGGAGAGTTCTCTTTCCCTGAAGATGCCGGTTTTAGCGGGTCTGCCGGCCGGCATTTCGTTCGCCCGTATGCTCGCGGCGGCGCGGCAAAGCCTTTTTGGAAGAAGAAAGACCCTTCCCCCGGCGACTCAAAACCGCTGACCTCCAAGCAGAAGACGGCAGCAAAGGCGCGCGCCACAGTCGCCGGTCGCCCCTATCCCAATCTCGTAGACAACGCGGCCATCGCTCGTCGCCGCAAGGAGAAATAAAATGGCCGTTCGCTATGTGAAAGACTTCGAGTTCCCTGCTGCTTCTGGTTACACCAAGAGCGCCACGAAGGTGACTGGTCAGATGTACGCCAAGGGCGGCGAGGTCAAGGAATCCGCGCCCAAGGGCAAAGGCATGATGATCGTCATCGGCGTCGGAACGCCTAAGAAGCCTCCGATGAAGAAGGCTCAGGGTTCGTATGTCGATCAAGACGAATACATGCGTCAGCTTGAGGAACGGTCTCCGATCCAGAGCGGCACCTATGGGAAAAAGAAGGCTGCTCCTGCTCCGAAAAAGAAAGAGGCCCCGCGCGATGTCGAGGCTTCTGATCTGTACGACGCCGAGCAGCTCAAGCGCATGGAGCGCGGCTACGCCAAGGGCGGCATGACCAAGGCCCAGAAGAAAATTGGCAAGGTCATGAGCGAATATAAGGCCGGGGAGCTTCACTCCGGCAAAGACGGCCCTGTGGTGAAAAACCGCAAGCAGGCTATCGCCATCGCGCTGAGCGAGGCCGGCAAGAGCAAGATGAAGAAGGCCAAAGGCGGCTCCGTGAAGCATCCTGACGAGGCGATGGACAAGGCTCTTATCAAAAAGATGGTGAAGCCTGAAGCCCGCAAGATGATGGACGGCGGCGCTGCCAAGCACCCGGATGAGGCTATGGACAAGGCCCTCATCCGCAAAATGGTGAAGCCAGAAGCTCGCGCAATGAAGAGCGGCGGCGGCGTTAAGAGCCCGCTCCAAAGCATGAAGATCTCTCCGATGACGCCGAGCATGGAGCGTGCGAAGTCGGTCCCGGTCGCCTCTCGAGCGCCCATGATCCAGTCGCCCTCGATGGAGGCTCCGGCTCCCGCCGCGGCTAAGATGGGTGTTGGTATTGGCGAGTCTCGCCCCGGCAAGCCGAACGTCGGACGCATTCGTGCTATGATGGCTAAAGCCGCCTCGGCTGCGAGGCCTGAGAATGCTCCCGCCGTCATGAAGCGCGGCGGCATGACGAAGGGCAAGTGCTGATATGACTGTTTCCGGCACCGTCTCTACGACCGTCTTTCAGACCCGGAAGGTGATTGATCACGCCTTCCGGCGGTGCCGCTTGCAGCCGCAGCAGATCTCCTCTGAGATGATCGACACGGCGAAGGACAACCTCTACTTGATGTTGTCCTCGCTTGCTAACCAAGGGTTCCCGCTCTGGTGTATCGAGCGCGAGATCCTGCCGCTCTATTATGGCAAGGCAGCGATTCCTACGCCGAATGGAACCGTCGATATCCTGAACGCTTATTATCGGTGGCTGTCTCGGCAGAATGGCGTTCAGCAAACGTCATCCGCAGGCGGCATTACAAACTACGCCTTCGACAGCGATCTCGATACTTCCTGCGCCCAGAACGCCCCAAACGGCAATCTGGCTGTCTATTATGGCGCAAACGACGGCGTTCAGGTCACGACGGTAGGCGTTATGATGGCGACATCTGGCACCTACAATATCGTCTTCGAGACATCGAACGATAACAGCACATGGACCACCGTACTTTCTCCGGGCGCGACGGCATACGTCGCCGGAGAATGGCAATGGTACGACATCGATGGCAATCAGCCGGCTGATTACTTCCGTATGAGGGAGACTGGCGGCGCGACGTTGAACGTCACTGAGTTCTACCCAGCGAACAATCCGACTGAGATCCCGCTTGCGCGAATGAACCGGGATGACTGGACAAACCTGCCGAACAAGGCCTTTCTTGGGCGGCCGCTTCAGTATTGGTTCGACCGCCAACGCGACATCCCGATCATGAGGATTTGGCCTGTCACTGACACCGGATCCATGTTCGCGCAGTTTATCATTTGGCGGCAGCGCTACATCATGGACGTTGGAACCATGACTGAGACGCTCGACATCCCGCAGCGCTGGTATGAGGCCGTTGTTTGGCAGCTATCTTGGCGTTTGGCGCAGGAGCTGCCGGAGCTTGATCCGGGTCTTCTTGTTTCCATCAAGGGCACCGCTGACGAAGCCTTACGGCTTGCTCAGGACGAAGAGCGCGACAACTCGCCGATCTACTTTGCTGCGAACATCTCTCCCTATACGAGGTGACGTATGGGCATTTTCTATGACCCTCGCGGCAAATCAACTTACGGAATAGGCATCTGTGGCAGGTGCCAAAGGAAGTTCTCGCTCGATGACCTCATGAGCGATCCGAACTATCCGGGCCTGCGCGTGTGCGCTGAAGATCTCGACGATTTCGATCCCTACCGTCTTGCCGCTCGCCAGCCCGAGAAGATCACGCTAGAGTTCCCACGTCCTGACGTTTCGATCACGACCGCTCCCGCCGGCCTTGTGGACGAAGAGGACGATTACTTCATCATTACTGAAGAGGGCGGAGGATACTTGGTGCCATGAGCGTCCCTTCAAACCTAGTCCCCACACCGATCACTGGCCTTCCGCTTGCTGACACGCCTACCGCCACGGACACGACTATTGTTGTTCAAAATGGCGTTACTAAGCGAGCCAGTTTTGGTCAGTTCCTCCAATATATCGGCCCAACGGGGCCGACAGGAGCTCTTGGCCCCACTGGCCCGCAGGGCGCGACCGGGCCGCAGGGTGAAGGCATCACCTACAAGGGCGTTGTCGCCACGGCGGCGGCATTGCCGGGATATCCAAGTTCGTACACGGGAGATGTTGGCGACGCTTATGTTACCAGCGACACCAGCGACCTGTGGATCTGGAACGGCACGATCTGGAATAATAACGGCGTCGTAATTGGCCCGACGGGCCCTACCGGCACCACCGGCGCTACCGGACCTACCGGACCTACCGGGGCCATCGGGGCCACAGGGCCAACGGGATCAACGGGCATTGCAGGGCCTACGGGCCCCACTGGCGCTGCGGGAAGCACAGGGCCCACTGGACCTACCGGCAGCACGGGATCGACCGGCGCAGCAGGCCCCACGGGCCCCACGGGCAGCGCCGGGGCGACCGGCGCAACGGGCCCGACCGGAAATACCGGCAGCGCGGGTCCGACTGGTCCGACTGGCGCGGCCTCGACGGTCGCGGGCCCGACTGGTCCGACTGGATCCACTGGTCCGACCGGACCCACTGGCGCTGATTCAACGGTTGCCGGCCCAACTGGGCCAACTGGCAGCACCGGGCCAACTGGCGCGGCTGGGGGCGGCATCTCTTACAAAGGCACGGTTGCGACTGCAACTTCTCTTCCGGGCTATCCATCCTCCTATGTCGGTTTGACGGGTGATGCGTATGTCACAACCGATACCTCTAATTTGTGGATTTGGAGCGGCTCGACATGGACCGACGCTGGTCCTGTTGCCATTGAGGGGCCAACAGGTCCGACTGGTGGCGTTGGCCCCACTGGCCCAACAGGCGCAGCTTCTACCGTAGCTGGACCCACGGGCCCGGCTGGCCTAACTGGTCCGACAGGATCGGCGGGGCCAACCGGCGCCACAGGCGCTACCGGAGCAGGCGGTGCGTTGGGCTATTGGGGTTCGTTCTGGGACACGACCGATCAGGTCGCGCCTGCGGCGAATACCGCCTATTCCGTCAACCTGAACAGCGCAGACCCAGAAAATAATGGCGTCAGCGTTGTCTCAAATAGCCGCGTGACGTTTGCTTATGCTGGCGTCTACAGCCTGACGTTCTCAATCCAGTTTGTGAACACTGACAACCAGATCCATGACGTGAACGTCTGGCTTAGGAAAAATAACGCGGGCAGCTCAGGCGACATCCCCGACAGCGACACGCGGTTGAGCGTTCAGCAGAGGCACGGCAGCGTTGACGGCTACGGCCTGATGACCGTCAATTTCGTGCTGAAGGTTCTGGCCAACGACTACATTGAGATGATTTGGGCGACCACGAACACTACGTTGTCGATCCAAACCGTGCCCGCTGGAACATCGCCTGTTTCGCCTCAAATCCCCGGCGTCGTCTTTACGGCGACGCAGGTCATGTACACCCAGCTCGGCCCAACAGGTCCGACTGGCTTGACTGGCCCAACGGGCCTTACTGGACCTACGGGGGCCACCGGGCCGACGGGCGCGGGTTCAACAGTCGCAGGCCCCACGGGACCAACCGGGCCAACTGGCTTGACTGGCCCCACCGGCCCAACGGGTACAGCGAGTTATAACCGCACGTCTTTCACTGCAACCGGAGGTCAAACGACTTTCTCGGTCACTTACACGCCGCCAAATGTGCAAGTGTTTGTGAACGGCGTTCTACTGAACGCAACTGACTACACGGCTACGAGCGGGACGGATGTCGTTCTGGCATCGGCCTGCGTCGCCGGCGACATCGTGGAATTTATCTCGCTGATCGTCGGGGCTCTGGGCGCCACGGGTCCAACTGGAGCGGCTGGTCCGACCGGACTGTCTGGATCTGGTCCGACTGGTCCCACGGGCGCAGCAAGCACAGTTGCTGGCCCCACGGGTCCGACCGGCCCGACCGGAGACGCAGGCCCAACTGGATCCGCAGGACCAACCGGCCCGACGGGCGCCGCGTCTACCGTTGCTGGGCCGACTGGTCCAACTGGAGCAACCGGAGGCACAGGTCCGACCGGGCCGACAGGATCTACCGGGCCCACCGGCACCACCGGCGGCACAGGCCCCACTGGTCCTACCGGGAGTATTGGACCAACGGGCCCCACTGGTCCAACTGGTCCAAATGTGGTGAGCACGGTCGAATTGATCATCGATGGCGGCGGCTCTGCGATCACCACCGGCAGCAAGGGATATCTTGAGGTGTCTTTTGCCTGCACAGTTGATGCGTGGACAATTGTGGCTGATCAGTCTGGCAGCATTGTCGTTGACGTGAAGAGGGCAACCTATTCAAACTTCCCGACAACAACGAGTATTGCTGGGTCTGAAAAGCCGACACTATCTTCCGCAACCAAGAACCAAGATTTAGCGCTTTCGACATGGACAACCTCCATTGCCGCTGGCGATATTCTTGAGTTCTACGTGGACAGCGTTAGCACCGTGACTCGGGTGACTGTTGCATTGAAGGTGACAAGAGCATGATTTATCGCGCTGCTGTTGTAAGATTGTCTGACAACGTGGTCGAGAATGTCGTGGTGGCGGATGATGAGTCCATCGCGCCAGACGGTTGCTTTCTTGTGAACGTGCAGGAAATCGCCTGCGACATCGGTTGGACATATGATCAGTCCAGCAACACGTTCAGCGCGCCCGCAGAAGAGGTTCCCGCGTAATGGCCTACAAGGGCGTCCTCCTAGACACGGCAGGAGCTGGGACATGGACCGTCCCGGCTGATCTCGACGTTGCTATCCCCGTTCGCGTCATTTGTATTGGCGGAGGCGCTGGTGGGGCATCCTCGACGAGAGCTGGCGGCGGCGGCGGCGGCGGCGGCGCTCTTTCTTCCAGTATCCTTACCTTTAATGCGACGGGCGGAACCGTTTACTATTCTGTGGGTTCTGCTGGCACTGGCGGAACGGCAGGCGGGTCTGGAACCGCCGGCGGCGATACGTGGATCAATTGGAACAGCTCCACGCAATCAAGCGCAAACACCGCGCCCGGATCGGCCACCGCTGGAATCCTTGCTAAGGGCGGCGCAATCGCAACTGGAACCTATTTCACGATTGGCGGTGTCGGTGGCGCTGCGGCTTCTGGATTTGGCTCGATTGTCTTTTCGGGTGGAACTGGGGGAACGTCCGGCAACACAGCCACAGCCAACGCTGGATCTGGCGGCGGTGGCGGATCTGCTGCGACAATTTGGGGCAATGGCTATACCGCCGGAAACGGCGGCTCAGCCAGCTCTTCATTTGGCGGAAATGGAGCTGGATCTGGCGGCGCTCCGGCTGCTTCATTCGGCGGTCCCGGATCAAGTTTGCTGCAATCAACTGGAGGATTCGCCACCGCTGGGTTTTCTCCTTCTGCCGGAATCGCTGGGGGTGGTGGCGGTGGTGGAACGGCAAATGGTGTCGCCGGCAGTAATGGCGGAGACGGCGCTGAGTATCTTCTTTTTACAGGGGCGAGCGTCGGCTCTGGCGGCGGAGGCGGCGGCGCTGGAAATGGAACGACCGGGACGGGCGGAGCGGGCGGCTTGTATGGAGCTGGTGGCGCCGGTGGAGGCGGTTCCGCAACGCCGGGCAATGGTGGTAACGGAGCGCGCGGTTGCGTCATCATTTATTACGCAACGACACAGCGAAAGACCGTAGTCATCACCAGCGGCAGCACATGGACGGTGCCGGAAGACATGGCCCCGAACACGGTGGCCGTTGCTCATCTGTGGGGCGGCGGCGGAGGCGGCTCACGTCTTGCCGCGACTCGCAACGGCGCTGCGGGCGGCGGGTCTGCTTACGCGCAAAATTTTATGCTGAATTTTGCCGCTAATGATGTTGTCAATATTGCAATTGGCGCAGGTGGCACCGGCGCGACAGCTACCTCCACAAATGGCACCGCCGGCGGCGACACTTGGCTAAACTGGGATTTGTTGAGCCGATCAAGTTCGGCGTCTGCTCCAACTTCTGGCAGCTTGGGCGCAGAATCTGCGGGTGGAAGCCCCGGAACAACGACAGGCCCCGGAGCAGGCGGCACAACCGCAAACAGCATTGGCGCTGTTCTTTTTGCCGGCGGCGCGGGTGGTTCGGTTGCTGGATCGACTGGCGGTGGCGGTTCTGGCGGTGGCGCGGGCTCTGACATCGCGGCCGGAAAAACGGGCGCGAATGGCGCGTCCGGTGTCACTGGAGGGTCCGGCGGCGGCGGCACCGGAAACGGAACCAACGGAAGCGCAGGCAATACGTCAAACGGCGGAACGGGCGGCACCAATTATTCAGGCACAGCCGGAACCGGGGGCACCGGCGGAGGCGTCGGAACCACGGGTGGAGCGGGGTCAAACGGATCCGGCGGCGGCGGCGGGGGGCCATCGACTACGGGCAACGGCGCGGCTGGGGGCGCCGGCGGCAACGGAACATCTTTAGCATCGCTTTATGGTGCTGGCGGTGGAGCCGGCGGCGGCGGAGCCACAAACTTTGCTGGCTCGACCGGGGGCCTTGGGGGCACGGGCGGCCTGTTTGGTGGTGGTGGCGCTGGCGGCGGCAGTGGGCCTACCTCTGGCAACGCTGGAAACGGCGGTGCAGGCGGTATTGTCGTAACTTATATCTACAGCACCGCTCGAAATAAAATCCTCACATCTGGTTCAACGTGGACTACGCCAGCGGATCTCGACGGAACGGTCAATGCAACCGTGGCGGCCATCGGCGGTGGAGCATCTGGCGCAAAACCAAACGTCGGAGCCAATAACGCTTCGGGCGGCGGCGGCGGCGGCGCTTTTTCTCAAAGCTCTTTAAATTTTCTTCCAAACAGCACCGTTTACTATTCGATTGGCAGCGGTGGCCCTGCTCAGACAACTGTAAATTCTAATGGAACAGCGGGCGGCGATACTTGGATTAATTGGAACACAAGCACCCGAACGTCCTCAAACACTGCTCCAACATCAACAACAACGGGCGTCCTTGCTAAAGGTGGATCGGCAGGAACGACTACGGCTGGCGGTGCTGGAGGTGTAACTGCAAGCGGCTACGGGACAACAAAATATGCTGGAGGGGCCGGTGGCACCAGCGGAGCATCCTTGCGCGGTTCTGGTAGCGGCGGCGGATCTGCTGGCGTGTCCACAAATGCTGGTGGGAATGGAGCCGTTGGAAGCACTGCGGTTGACGGCGGCGGCGGCGGCGGTGGAACTGCTGGAGCTGGCGGAACAACAAAAACAGCCAGAGCCGGATTTGGAGGTCCGTCTGTCGGAATAGGTGTGCAGTCTGCTGGTGGATTGAACGATACTGCTCCGGCGACAATTGGCAGTGACGGCGTTTTGGGTGGCGGCGGCGGTGGCGGCGGCGGAACAAATGATGCTTCTTCAAACGGATTTGCTGCTGGATCTGGTGGAAATGGAATTGATTTCGTTGGAGTTGCAGGCTCTGGCGGTGGTGGAGGCGGTGGCGGCGGAACATCATCAACTACGGGATCGAATGTTGGTGGCGCAGGCGGCAATGGCGGCCTGTATGGCGGCGGCGGTGGATCCGGCGGCAGCGCGAATACAACAGCAGGAAATAGCGGCGCGGGCGGTCAGGGCGCAATATTGATCAGCTACACGGCTGTCGTGTCTACAGCGGGCGGCCGTAACTACGCTATCATCATCGGCTAAGGAGACCACAATGACCACGTCTCGCAATCTTTCGAACCTTGCGCCCGGCACAAACACGTCTGGCGTCGTACAGCCGTCGAACGGCGGAACGGGCCTCACGTCGCCCGGCACCAACGGAAACCTCCTCGTGTCGAACGGCACGGCGTGGCAATCGACCAACCCCAACTACGCAACGACCGGCAAGGCGATTGCGATGACCATCGTGTTCGGAGGCTAATCCAATGGCTGCGCCCAATATCGTCAACGTCACCGCGATCTACGGCAAGACGGCTGTTCAGGCCGTCGGCACGTCGGCCACGGCGATTGTCACCAATAGCGCCGCGAGCGGCAAGGTTCTCAAGGTGAACGCGCTCTACGTGTCGAACGTGGACGGCACGAACAATGCCGAGATCACTATCGACGTGTTTCGGTCTTCTACGGCTTACCGGCTCGCAAGCACGATTGTCGTGCCTGCTGACGCGACGCTCGATGTCCTGAGCAAGTCGATTTACCTCGAGGAAGGCGACAGCATCCGTCTGACGGCGAACGCGGCCAACGATCTTGAAGCAGTCTGCTCCTACGAAGAGATTTCGTAATGATCAACAACGGGGGCATCATCGGGCCGAAGAAGACCCCGACAACGTCCTCGGCGTCGGGCATGTGGAGCCTGTTCGAACAGGCGACCGCGCAGAAAGGGTCTATTTGGCCCTCTCTGACCAACGCGCCCCCGACTGTGGAATATCTCGTCGTCGCCGGTGGTGGTGGCGGTGGGTATGGTGGCGGCGGCGCAGGTGGTTACAGGACCGCGAGCGGCCTTTCTGTCACGGCGGGCAGCACCTACACGGTCACTGTCGGCGGCGGTGGATCGGGCGGCAGAAACAGCGGCAACAACTCTGTTTTTTCGACCATCACCTCGGTTGGCGGCGGCGGCGGTGGAAATAGAACAGGTGATGAAACTTTTTGGATAGGTCAGACCGGCGGATCTGGCGGTGGCAGCGATTTCGGTAATGGCAGCGGCAGCAATAGCGGCGGCTCGGGAACAGCCGGTCAGGGCAATAACGGCGGCGGGGGCACCAGCGACGACACAACTTATCGATCCGCCGGCGGCGGTGGTGGCGCTGGAGCGGCCGGCCAAAACAGCGGTAGCGGTGGCGGCGCTGGCGGTAATGGTTCAACATCGTCCATATCCGGCTCGTCTGTCACCTATGCCGGCGGCGGTGGCGGTGGCGGATCAACTATTCCGGGCGGGTTCGGCGCTGGCGGATCGGGCGGTGGCGGATCTGCTGGTAGCGCTGGCACGGCAAGTACGGGTGGCGGCGGCGGCGGTACAAGCGGAAGCATCGGCGGAGCCGGTGGTTCTGGTGTCGTGATTATTCGGTATCCAGACACCTATGGCGCCGCATCGGCCACGACAGGTTCTCCGACCATAACGGTCGCGGGTGGCTACCGTGTTTATCGCTGGACCGGCAGCGGCTCGATCACGTTCTGAGGTTGACGATGGAAAAGAGAAGCAACGGCAGCGTCGTTGGCACCGTCAACACACCATCAAGCACGTCTGCTAAAGGGATTTGGTCTCTTTCCGAGCAAGAGGTGAACAAATCTGTTTGGCCTATCGTCAGCTTTATGCCGACAAGCGTTGATTATCTGGTTGTTGCTGGTGGTGGCGGCGGTGCGGGTGACGACGGCGGTGGTGGCGGCGCTGGCGGTTTGCTGTCTGGAAGCACGTCTGTGTCTGCTGGAAGCACATACACCGTTACGGTGGGCGCTGGCGGTTCTTTGGGCGCGCAAGATACGGCTACGGCGGGCGGGAATTCTGTTTTTTCAAGCATCACGTCCATTGGCGGCGGCGCGGGACATCGTGGCGGAACGGCTCCAGCTAAATCAAATGGCGGGTCCGGCGGCGGCGGCGGTTATAATGCTGGATCGGGCGGTACGGGAACATCCGGGCAAGGGTTCGCGGGCGGGAACGCGGGCGGCACAGAAGCGGGTGGTGGCGGCGGCGCTGGCGCCATCGGCCAAAGCGGATCGTCTGGAAATTATAGCGGAAACGGCGGCATCGGCGTTCAATCATCGATAACGGGCACCGCGACCTATTATGCAGGCGGTGGCGGCGGCGGCGGCCGGGCGACATCCGGCGGCCTCGGCGGCAACGGAGGCGGCGGTAACGGCGGCATCGATGGCCGCTCTCCGGGCACTGCGGGAACGGCGAACACTGGCGGCGGCGGCGGCGGTCAGGGCGACGCGGGTGGCTTCATCAATGGCTACAATGGTGGCTCTGGAGTCGTGATCATCCGTTACCCGGATACATTCGAAGCCGCGACATCCACCACGGGCTCTCCGACCATCACTGTTACAGGCGGCTATCGCATTTATCGCTGGACAGGTTCCGGCTCCATCACGTTCTGAGGACGATCAATGGCTCACTTCGCGCAACTCGACATCAACAACACCGTCATTCAGGTGATCGTTGTGCATAACAACGAGCTAATTGATGAAAACGGTTCCGAAAGCGAAGAGAAGGGGATCGCCTTCTGCCAGTCTCTTTTCGGCGCTGACAGCCGTTGGAAGCAGACCAGCTACAATGGCTCCATCCGCAAGAACTATGCAGGCATTGGCTACACGTATGACGTGTCGCGCGACGCCTTCGTGCCGCGCCGTCCCTATCCGTCGTGGATGCTGAACGAAGAAACCTGTTTATGGGAAGCCCCGGTGCCCTATCCAAGCGACGGCAAGGATTATACATGGGACGAAGCATCTCAAGCATGGGTTGAGATCGCTTAGTCTTTCCGGGGGTCATATGCCGATCAGCTCTAAGTCTGGCAAAGCAGCCATTCAATGGGTCATGTCCAAAATTCCGAGCCCGACAACGGCTCTGGACATCGGATGCGGAGAGGGCACCTATGCAAAGCTCTTTCCAAAACTGAAATGGACCGGCGTTGAGATCTGGGCCCCATATCAAGACAAGTTCAAGCTCAAAGAGCTTTATTCCGATTTTTACATATCCGATGCGCGGACGTGGGAGACCGGCCAGCGTTTCGATGTGTGCTTTCTCGGCGACGTTTTGGAGCACATGACGGTCGAGGAAGCTCAAGCGCTTGTCGATAAAGCGCGACGTTGGGCTGATACTGTCATCATCAGCATCCCCCTTGGCTATCATCCGCAGGGCGAATGTCATGGCAATCCGCACGAAGCTCATGTCAAGGACGATTGGTCCGATGAGGATGTGAAGGCTGCGTTTGGAGCCCCGACGTGGTCCCGCGTTGACCAAGAAATTGGCGTTTACGTCTACTCAAAGCACGAGATCAAGCTAACGTACTGTGTCTACGCCATCAGCAAAAATGAGGAACAATTTGTTAAACGGTTCTGCGAGTCTGCTAAAGAGGCTGATTACATCCTCATTGCTGACACTGGAAGCACTGATAGAACGGCAGACCTTGGATATGAATGCGGTGCTGTCGTACATGACATTTACGTCAGTCCGTGGCGTTTTGATATCGCTCGCAACGCTGCTCTCGCTCTTATACCTCGCAATATCGATATTTGCATTTCGCTGGATTTAGATGAGGTTTTGGAGCCCGGTTGGAAAGAGAAGATCGAGGCAGTATGGGTGCCCGGAAAGACCACAAACTTGTGGTACTATTTTGACTGGGGCCATAATATTCGTTTCCCCTATCGTAAGATCCATAGCCGGCATGGCTACCATTGGCATCATCCATGCCATGAAGATCTGCGAATCGACGGGCGGGTAGAGCATGTCACGGCATGGTGTCCGCATCTGCTCGTATCTCATTACCCCGATAACACCAAGAGTCGAGGCCAATACATCGACATTCTTGAGGTCGCGGTTAAAGAGGATGACAAAGATCCGCACCACTTCTTCTATTATGCACGCGAGTTGACATTTTACGGCCGCTGGGAAGACGCAAAGAAGGCGTTGACCAAATATCTGGCGATGGATGCTAGCGACGCTCAGAATGAGCGCTGTTATGCAATGAGGCTTATGGGTAAAGCTTTTGCCGAAACTGGAGACCTGCGGCAGGCTGAAAAGTGGTATTACATGGCTGCGGGAGAAGCCCCTAATACGCGCGAGCCGTGGTGTGAGCTCGCAATGTTAATGTATCGTCAGGGGCGTTGGGAAGAATGCTTTGCCTCCTCGATGCGAGCGCTGAAGATCAAAGATAAGCAGCTCGTGTATACATGCGATCCTACTGTATGGGGACATTGGGCCCACGATCTAGCCAGCGTCTCTGCGTGGCATCTAGGCCTGCATGATATTGCGCTACAACAGGCGCGCATTGCATCTGAAATTTCCCCAGAAGATGAGCGCTTGAAATCAAACCTAATTTGGATTGAGGCGGAAGTTTCAAAAAAAAAAGAATGATCCCTAATGTTATCCATATGATTTGGATAACAGGTCCAAAATCCCGTGATTTTAGTTTTATAAATTATTTGACAGTGAAAAGGGCGTCAGACGTTCAGAAGCCTGACGCTATTTTCATGTATCATAATGTTGAGCCGACCAATAATCCTCATTGGGAAGCCATCAAACCATATGTTCAACTGGTCAGAATAGATCCCCCAACTGAATTTGAGGGGGTCTCTCTCCATGATTGGCCCCAATACCAAGCCGACGTGGTTCGATTGCAGAAACTATACGAACATGGTGGCATCTATCTTGATACGGATAGCATTTTGCTTCGGCCGCTCACGGGCCTTATGAGCCATGAGGTCGTTCTGTCCGGCGCGGTGACGGGATTGACCCCTATGGTTCGAGAAAACGTCAATTCTATTTCGGCAGGCGTGATGCTGGCCGCTCCAAAATCAGAGTTTTTCAAGATCTGGTTGAATAGGTTGGCTGCCGGATTGCAGAAGAATCTTTGGGGATGGCATGCGGTCAATCTTCCGGCTGAAATCGCAAAAGAACGTCCAGACCTTCTGCATCTTCTGCCGCAACAGGCCTTCACCCCGTTTGATTTCTTGGATACGTGGGTTTGGGACAGCTACAACGTAGACGAAAACATGGTCAAGTTTCACGATCCTTACGCCGCCCATATGTGGGACAGTGTTTGGATGAAAGAGATCATGGCGGTGGACGCCGATTATTTGGCAAAGACCGACAATCCAATCACCAGACTAATTGGCAAAAAACCATAGCGCAGCCTTGGAGACATTGCTAAGCCTATGGAGCTTGGTGATTTCAATGATAGTATTTGGTGGTATGATCAGGCCGAGCGCGAGGCGTCCCGTTTTAGGGGCCTCGTCGGCTAAAATAAGGCGACGAGGAGACCTCCTATGCCGCAAGCATTCAACAACGCTGTCAGCAATAACGTGACATCTGTCACGACTGTCTACACCGCCCCGGCCGCCACGACCTCCGTCGTGGTGGGCTTGATCGTGGCAAATGACACTTCCACCGACACCACGGTGACTGTCAGCCTGACCAAAGGCGCGACCACGGTGAGCCTCCTCAACTCCGGCCCTCTACCGGGCAACAGCAATATCGCTGTCCTGACCAACAACACCCGCCTTGTCCTAATGACTGGCAACTCGCTGTCCGTGACCGCAGGTCAGTCTGTAGACGTTTCGGTCTCTGTCCTCGAAATCACCTAACGGAGCCTGAGATGACTTCGAGCGCTCAGAACAGCCGGCAGACCCTGACGCCCAAGGGTTCCGCCACCGTCCCCGGTTTTGCGTTTCAGGGCGACAACAACACCGGCATATACTCTCCGGGGGCTAACGAAATCGCGGTTGCCACCAACGGCACAGTGGCGATGTCGGTGGACGCCTCGCAGAACGTTGGCCTCACTAATGCCCTTCCCGTCGGCAGCGGCGGCACTGGATTCAAAACTTACACGACTGGCGACATCTTGTACGCCTCCGGCTCTGGCGCGCTCTCCAAGCTCGCTATCGGCGGCGCTGGGACGATCCTGACGGTCAGTGGCGGCGTCCCGGCATGGAGCGCCGCCCCATCCTCTGGCGTTCTCTCGGTCTCGGCCAGCAGCTCCTCCAGCGGGTTCAGCCTTTCAAGCAGCGGCACCAGCGCGGTCTCTGTCACATTCCAGATATCGAACGCGAGCACCGCTCGCTCGACCCTTGGCCTCGGCTCCATTGCCACGCAGGATTCAAGCAGCGTCAATCTCAGCGGCGGCACGATTGGCGGCAGCACCACGGTCAATACAACTGGCGACGGCAAGTTTGGGCAGGTGAAGGCTACCACAGGAACGGGGTCTGGCACTGGCTACGTTTTCACAACCGGTGGGGGTTCTTTTGCAACCAACTCCAATGACTCTTTTTTGAATTTTACCACCAACACGTCAATATACAGTTCCGGTTCTGGTAGCACCGTCACCTGCGCGCTGAACGGCAGCACGGCATGGTATATCAACTCCTCTTTGTTTGAGGTCAGCTCAACCAATGCCGCCAAGCCGGGCGGTGGTAGCTGGATCGCCTCGTCTGACGTGCGCGTGAAGAAAAACGTGCAGGACTACACGCTTTCTGCCGATGCGCTTCTGACTCTTCGTCCAGTTAGCTATCAATACAACGGCCTCTACGGCACGCCTGACAACGGCCAAACTTACATCGGCCTGATTGCTCAGGAGGTAGAGGAAACGCCGTTCTCCAGCATGGTGGGCACGTATACCTACAATGGCACGACCCTTCTCAATCTTGATAGCTCGCAGCTCGTCTATGCGCTCATCAATGCGGTGCAGGATCTGACTGCTAGAGTTAAAGCCCTTGAAGCAAAGGTTGGATGATGGAACCACAAATGATCATCAATCTTGCCACGGGAACTATTATCGCGGCGATGGGATGGTTTGCGCGTCAATTGTGGGACGCCATGAAAGAACTGCGTCAAGATCTCCATCGAATCGAAATGGATCTTCCTGTCAATTACATGCGGAAAGACGATTTCCGTGATGGAATGAAAGAAATCAAAGAACTGTTTAGTGAAGTTTTCAGAAAGATCGATGATCTAAAAGAAAAGAAAGCTGACAAATAATGCCTACCGCAGAGGAAAAGCAGGCTAAAATAGCCGAGGACATGGCTGCAAGCGCGAGCAAGGGCGCATTGGTGGAGAAGGTTGTCTTCGCCGGAGTGCCAATCCTGTTTTCTTGTGTCGTCTATCTCATGAACAGTCTATCAACGGCTAACTCTGAGATTATACAACTCAAGTCAAAGATCGCCGTGGTCGTAAACTCTGAGAACAAGGCGATTCCGCCGCAGGGCACGACCATTGATATGGCCCTGATCCGCGAACAGTTAAATGACAAAATTGACAAGGTGGAGCGAGACGCCGCTCTAGCCCGCGCCAACATGACGCTTGACCGCGAGAAGTCTATGGCTGCGATTGAAAAGAGCCGCTTAGAGATGACCGCAGATGCCGCTCAGGCGCGTTCTGCCATTCGCAGCGAGGCCGCGATAGCGCGGGCTGAACTTGAAAAGAAGATTGCTCTGCTTGAGCGTGAAATTCAGACTCTTAAACAAGGGAAGTAAGCCATGAGAATGTCGGCAGAGGGCCTTGCCCTTGTTAAAGAGTTTGAGGGCCTGCGTCTGAAGGCATACAAGTGCCCGGCGGCTGTCTGGACTATTGGCTACGGCCACACCTCTGCGGCTGGCGCACCGACTGTCAATCCCGGCATGGAGATCACCAAAGAGGAAGCCGAAGCTATCCTCAAGCGTGACATGGTGCAGTACGAGGCTGGCGTTGAGAAGCTAGTCAAGGTTGAGCTTACGCAGGGCCAGTTTGATGCCCTTGTGGACTTTGCGTACAACGCTGGCGTCGGTGCCCTTGCCAAGTCTACGCTTCTGAAGCGCGTCAATGAGGAGCGTTTTGACGACGTTCCTGCGGAGTTTATGAAGTGGACCAAGGGTGGTGGCAAAGAGCTTCCGGGTCTGGTGCGCCGCCGTCGCGCAGAAGTAAAGCTCTGGCGCGGTCTTGAGACTGAGCAGCCGGTTTGCAACGACGAGGCTCGTGCTGAACCTGACATGCCGGTGCCGAAGAAGAGCATCGTGCAGTCCAAGGAGGCAAATGGTGCGGTTATTGCCGGCGGTGCTGGCGCTATTGCCGTGGTCCAAGAGGTCATGCCGATCATTAAAGAGGGCGGCGATATCTTGTCTGCTATGAGCACGACGGCTGTCGTTTGTCTCGTCATCGTGGTGGCCGCTGGCGCAATCTGGTATTTCCGCAAGCAAAGGCTCGACGAGGAGGGCGCATGATCGGATTTCTTCTCTCGCCCATCGGCCGTTTCGTCAGCGCTGTCGGTGGCGTTCTAGTCGCCATTCTGGCAATATATGGCAAGGGTCGCAGGGACGCTGCGGCAAAGATCGAGGCAGAGGCGCAGGCTGACGCATCGAGGAGGGTTAACAATGCCGTTCGTGCTGGCGATAGCGTTGCTACTGATCCTGCCCGGCTGCGCGACAATGACGGGCAC